CACCTAGACACTTTTGGAGTATAGGAAAAGCACCACTCGTCAGTGATGCTCTCTGCGCTTCCTATGCTACTACAGGTAATCCCAATTAGCTTCATCCAAACTCATGTTATACTTACCCAACACCTCTTCCAGGTCTGCCATGATCTTGTCAGCCAACTCATGTTCCACATCTTCCTCTACTGTAAACTCAAACAGCGTCATACCTTCCACCTATGGAATGGGTCAAACATAAACGTAATAGATGTTCGCCAATCCCAACCACTCTGCCAACTTCCATTTTGATCGTGTACTACATCTGCTGATACCACCACTAACCAACCCCAAGGTACTCTAGTTCTGAACATCGAATCTGCAAGATCATGTTTAATTGGTTCGAACACAAGCTTCTTCTCTTCGTTCATTTTGACAACCTCCCATATGACTTCAATACTTCCTTACTAAGGGCTATTACATCAAAACCTGTTAAGCCTCTCTTTACCTGGCTTCCTCTATATAGCAGCCATTTACCATCCTCTAGATAGTGCAACCAACCTGCTTCATAGAGGATATCAAAGGCTTTCGCTAGAGCTATCATCCTGGTAACCTCCCATGTGGCTTTCTGCCTACATTCAAACTGATTGCCAATGTAGATTCACTGTCCACTGTCCTCCAACCGTGGGATGAGCCTAACATCATCATCTTCCCAGAGTTTTTACTAGGCTCACCATCAGGATCAATCTTGATGCTGATAGTAAGGATATGAGACTTGGAGTGGTATACTACTGTCATATCATCCTTACGATCCATAGCCTGTTCTAACATTGCTGCATCTCCTCTTCTTCCACTTCTACTTGGGTCATGATCACTTTAGTTATGGCATTTAGTACATTCTCTAATCCAACAGGGTTGGTCATTATCACTTCCACTCGATCTAACCAATCATTCAGCCAATCCTCAGTAGCATCGAACAGCCCCTCATCCTTATCGCGATCACCATTAACACAGTACATGGAATCTTCAAACGGCCAACATACTGCAAACTCTGGAAAGGACATCTTCATCCCAGCAGTGAGTTTAAGATCATAGAACCTTTTTAGCATTTCAGGCAACTGTTCATTGAGGTGTAAGATAGCTTGAGGTTTCAGAGCATTGATCTGTTCCTTAGTTAGCATGAGAGGTACCTCCTTGTGTCTTTAGTCAATGGCACGGTCTTTCTGATATATGCTAAGGATAGGTAGCATTCATGCAACTTAGCAATGAACTTGATTCTCATAGTTTATTCCTCCTCCTTCTATATAGTTAGCAAGCGTGCGATTCAGTCTCATCCTCAAGTCGTTCTGCCCAACTACGAATCAGTGGTCTCAGTGTTCGTTTACTGTAGGTCATTGGTCTTAAGCAGGTAGGGCATAATGGTTTACGATCACGACTAAAGGTTTGCAGCATTGTCTGCCTAGCCCAGGTTCCACATTGACACTCATAAGTAGGGGTGGTTACATAAGTAATCATCTTCTTAGGAAGATCAGGGCGATTGCCCTTACCTTCCACTGAGAACCGTTCACCAATGAAACTGATCTTTTTAGGGATTATCTCTAACGCTTGCTTTGCCATCTTCAATCTCTCCTCCTCTTACGTTCTATTTAATCAGTGCATCGATCTGTTCATCAGTCACATTTCCATACTGTTCAAGGTCTGCCTCCAAGTCACCATCCAGATCCTTAGGAGTAGTATCCAAAGCATCTACCTCTATCCATTTGACTGCTTCTATCCATTTGACTGCTTCTACACGTTTACTCCTGAGCACTTTGACCATTTTCCGTTCCTCTGGTCTGATCCAGTACTTATGTGTTCCCAACCATAACTTTATGGCTTCTGAAGGAGTTTCTGCAACGATCCATTCATCCCGATCCCTAAGATAGTCTTGATCTGCGAAGTCAGGATAGTGAACGCCTACACGATACTGGTACACACGATCTTTTTCAAGTTCCTGCATACACTTCAATGATATCTGGATGCGATCTAGAACTCCTTCCAGCTGTCTTTCTAGCATCTCGAAGTTGTTCAGGTGATACATTTCGTTGTCTGAGATATTACCTTGAGTTTCCTGGTTTTGCCCTTCTATATGTTTAGCTAGCCTAACGTCACTTCTTAGGTTCTCTAAAGTTTCCTTAGCTCCCACAAGCATCTGGTAGTTCCATATATCATCAGTTCTAATCATTGTTAGCACGCTCCTTCGTTTGTTTGATCTTCCAAGCAGTATATTCGTACTGCACAGCTTCAGAGTTACACTTAGTACAATTACATCCTTGCCAATCGCATGGTCTGTTGCCCGTCATTGGATCTGCTTTGCAAAACTTCAGGTCTAGGTAGGTTTCCCAGTTGATCATTGTCATTACTTGAGACCCTCCTTGCTGCTACCCTATCCATAGCTACTACAAGTCTGGCTTTAGCAGCCAAGTCCACACGTTTGCGGCCAGTGATCGTCATACTGTACCCTCCTTACGTTTCTTGTGTGCCTTAACAACTGAGTATACAAAGGAGTAATCTAGTCCAAGTTCCTTCTTGATCTCTGCAACGGTCTGACCCTGATCAAACAACTCGCGAATCTGTCCAGAGGTCGAATTGGCACGTACCGTAGTTGTCTTATCATTGGTAGCACCACGATGTCTTTGGACAACTCCATAGACAAACGAGTAATTGGAATTCAGTTCTTTTGCAATTTCTGCAACCGTTTTGCCCTCATCAGTTAGTTGACGAATGATTGAGGACTTACTGTTGGGTTGTATATTAGCCATTTAGTTCATCATCCCTTCTTTGTACTGCTCAATTGTCATTGCTCCCTCATCTTCGTTCGTAACCCAAGGTTGTTCCTCTGGATCAGATGGAACAGTAATGTACGAACCATCGAGTAGCGAGTATATATGGTCTACACCATTTAGTTCGTACTCTTCAACAAGTTCTGCTAGGCCTAGATCACGTACTAGTTCATCAGCCTGTTCCATTGTTCTGCCCTTAGTAGGGTTGGTCATATTAACACCTCCATAATTTATAGGTCAATCTACCTGTCCTTACCTAACCTATAATTGACCTTATATATAGTATACTATATTCCCACCCATTTGACAACGGGTAAAAGAGACCAACTTTATTCCATGCCGATTGTACCTCGTTTTATAGGCCACCAGGCATTGTCGTATCCCGAAGTTTTATAGGTGTGCATCGAAGTATAAACCTACGTAGTTTTATGGGTGTCCAGATAGTCTGGAGGACACCAGGAGCACGTGCTGAGTGGCCAGTTGGCTCGAAAAGTCCGCTTCGCTAGCTGGACCTCAAACACTTCTAGCCGACCAGGACACGACTCCCTGGTGTCCTCTAAATCAACTAAGGTCCTCTAAATTAACCAGTATCCTCGGAATTAACTGGTGTCCTATTTATTAATAAAAGGAAAGACCAGTCAATGCTGGTCTCCAAAGTAAGTTCTATTCTTTTGCAAGTGATATTGGAGCTGTGATAACTACTACTGGTTTAGTTGCTGCTGCTGGTTCAGATTGTCTATATTTCTCAACAACTGTCCATACATACGAGTAGTTACTATTCAGTTCCTTACTGATCTCCCCAATAGTCTTACCTGTATCCCACATTGATCTAATCAGCTCTGACTTGCCACCCTTAGCAGATGCAACCATTGGAGTACCAGTTTTGTCAGACTCCTTCTTAACAACTCCGTACACGAAGGAATAATTACAGTTCATCTCTTTAGCAATCTGGGCGACAGTACAACCCTCGTGGTACATTTCACGAATAGTGGAAGACTTAGAAGTAGCAGTGTTGTTAGCAGTCATTAGAATGACCTCCCATTAGTTGTAGTAGTGCAGATATCTCTTATATCTGACCCTATATATAGTATACTATATTCCATATCAAATGACAACGGGCAAAAAGGACTAACTTTTAATTCACTACTGCACTATTCCGTTTGGGCCTAGGACACCACGAACTGGTCTTGTGGTCACTTAGACAGTTTGAACTTCCGAACGTCTTTTCCAGATATTGGAAAAATTGTCAGATATTTGAAGTTTTGCCTATTATTTCCAATTAAAATATAGTATAATAAGGGTATAAGGAGAGAAAGTCCTTATAAAGTATAGAAAAGGGAGTTGTTGAACATGCAAACTATTCAAAGTGCAACTCAACTTGAGCTTGACAGAATTGTAGATGAGATAGCAAGTTTATGGAAGATGAATTATGTGGTTTGTGCTGGAATTATTAGAGAGTACTTAGTTAAAGCTGGAGTAGTAAAGGCTACAGATGATGAGAAGGTCGCAGTGACCCTAATTCCTAGCCCAGTCCTTACAATGCCTGATCTCACAGTCCCTACTGCACAAGAAGTGGTAGAGGAAACCATAGTATTATCTACATCACCTATATCCACGGGAGTATCAGAAAAGTTTATGGAGGCTATTACTGCAGCAGTTGAGTTTGTATTACCTATCCCAGAGTTAGTAGAAGAACAAGTAGCAGTAGCAGTGGAAGTAGCACCAGTTGAGGATCCAAGACCATGCATACCTAATGTGCCTCTTCCTGCTGATCCTACTGAGAAAACCACAAAGTCTGAAATTATCAGACAAATGTTCGATCAGGGTATATCAGTGGGCAAGATAAGTAGAGATCTGAAGAGTAACTACAGTTATGTATGGGCTGTTGTGGACACTTATAAAGCTGTTCTTGCGCGACAAAAGGCAGAAAGTGCTGAAGCTACTGTGAAAGGAGATGCTTCAGGATGCTAAAGAAGGTAGGTATTGTAGTAGGTTGTGTCCTACTAATAGTAGCAACATTATTCATAGTTATTGTGATGTCTAAGATCATAGGTGCTGTATGGGCAGTTAAATAAGCTACCAAAGGGTGGAGCTGCAGAGCAGCTCTTATCCTATGTCGTTTTATAGGTGTCCCAGCGTAGTTGGGTCGGATGCGAACGTTTTAAGGTGTCCATCATTAGTCCCGAGGACACCAGGGCTACGTACGCTGGTGGTTAATAAGACCGTTAAACCCTTAGAACCGAGTTCTAGACCACTCTGTTGACATTCCTTCCAAAATGTAGTATGATTAGGATAGTAATAAGAAAGGAAGTGTATGGACATGAGTTTCATTGAAAGACCAACTTCTATTTGTGAAGGTACAGTTTTGGAGATCAGGATAGCCTACGATGAGTATGGAATTGTGGGGATACAACAAGCACCTCTAGATGACAAGGAATTTGATACTAAGCAGGCTATTATGGTGTTGGAAGCAGCATTATCAGTGCTGAAGGCAGATCAGGTTATTGAGAGACCAGACTACTATGTATACTTCAATCCAAGGTCTAGAGAGGTAGAAGTAGGGTCAATCATAGGTATGCCTTCATTCAAACTATCTGAGGATGACACGCTAGTGGATGTCTGCAGACTATCTAATAGAGAACTAAAAGAATGGGTAAGAACAGAACATTTAGCTTTACTGCAGCAGCATGGTTTAGTCTAACTCCTAGGAGGGCCACAAGAGTGGCTCTACCTGTGTCGTTTTATAGGTGTCCTATGCCACTCCTGGTGTGCATCGGTCGTTTTATAGCACACCATGAACGTTTTATAGGTGGGCATCCATGTAACTATGGACACCACGCAACACCGGTGCACACCACTTGGCGACGATGTCAGAATATTCTGAATATTGCAAATATTGCGAATATTTGGAATATTCCCACACCGTCGCCATGGAGTTTAGTTGCTTAAACTGTTAACTGATTGGGAATTCTCAAAAGTCAACAGTTCTACAATAGTAAATTGCTATGACAAAACTGTTTACTTCCTGAACGATGTATAGTATACTTAGAGAGTCAGGAGTTAGTAATTAGTAGTTAGTAAATAAAGTAAAGAAAGAAGTTGAAGTTATGAGTAAATCACAACAAATGAGAGATCTTCATGATTCAGGTTTAACTATTGCAGAAATTGCCAAACAAATGAACTGTAATTATTCGTTCTGTTATGGAATCATACAGAAACATACTTCTAAGTTAGGATTAGAAATGAACAAAACTGTAAAAGGCAGTAAATCAACAACAATTAGAACAATGTATGATAATGGTTCAACTATTGGAGATATAGCCAAAGAGTTAAATACAAACTACTCATATGTTTGGACTGTTGTAGAAAAACATAGAACTACTGTAGAGTAAATGTAAAGAATCAATCTTGACAAGTAGTAAGTTGTAGTTAGAAATAGCTACAACTTACTTCTAACTTCTAACAAAGACTTAATCCAAATAAGTACTACTTCTAACTGAATATTCTGAATATTGCAAATATTCTAATTATTGTGAATATTCTGAATATTCCCATAGTTTAGTAGTTTGTGAGTTTAGCAGTTTAGTCTACTAAACTTGGCGGAGGAAGGAACAATTCTGAATATTCTGAATATTCTGACTATTTGGAATATTCTGATAATTCGCGCCTACGGAACTTTAGTTGCTTAACTGTTTAGCAGTTTAGTCGACGAAAGCGAAAACCTAGCCGTCCCGCCGCTTAGCAGTCAAACAGGTTCCTGAAAATAAATACTTTGTTGACTTATCTCTCAGGATGTAGTATTATATAGATAGGGAAGAAATGAGAAGGAGTGATTGAGATGTTGGAAACAGTACTTGATTATGGACTAGACTATGGTTGGTTGGTGTTGGGATTCTACACAGTGACTAAGGTCACAGGTCTAGTTAGACACTACATCCTACATAGAAGTCTAGATCGTAAGGCTACAAGATCAATAGGCTAGGTCACGAAAGTGACCTTTCCCTTTATCTTATTCCCCCGTCTAGGAAGACCTTCGGCGAAGTATTCTCATCTTTGGTAGTCAAAAGAAAGTGTTGACTTTCTTCCTGAGATGTAGTATTATATAGATAGGGAGAGGGAGTGAATACCACTTACCTACTCACCTAATGAAGGAGTGTTGTATATGAGTAAGTCACAACAGATGAGAGACCTACACGATCAAGGGATGACTATTGCTGAGATAGCTAAGGAGATGAATGCTAACTATAGCTTCTGCTATGGAATCATTCAGAAGTACACAGCTAAGTCAGGACAGGAGATGCATAAGACAATCAAGGGTGGAAAGAGTACTACAATAAGACAGATGTATGATGAAGGCAGGACTATAGGTGATATAGCTAAAGAACTCAACACCAACTACAGTTACGTTTGGACAGTAGTAGAGAAACATAGAACAGTATAGGTTGAAGGAAAGATGATGATTGCAAGATCATCTTTCCCTTTGTCTGCCTCTTGAAATAATTCTTTGTTACTCCTTCGTTTCTACTTGCCTTAATTCCTAATAAAGCATGAGGGCATGCATTTGAGAAGGGGTGCGTGCGTTACCGAAACACACAAAATTGGAGTTTATAGGATTCGCTAACACGTTACTGCAGTACACAAAATTAGAGTTTCTGGGATTCCTAAACCCTCCTAAACGTGACCGCGCGAAAATTCACACATATAGTTTGTAAAGTCGTTGGGCAAGTTTGCTCCACCTTAGGCAAGCTTGATATATTTTGACGACATCCAGAATACCTGTTGTCCATCGTCGAGGAAAGTTGTATACTAAGAGCAAGGAATATGTTTCGAAGGCATGGAGGTGATGCACATGACCACCAATAAGATAAGTCAGGTCCAGAGTCCAACCATCAAGGATCAGAGCGTAGCAGTACCTCTGCAATTATGGGATGAGACAAAGGTAAAGCTTACTTCTGAGGATAAAATGTGCTTAAGTGCCAATGTAGTCATGCTGCAAGAAACATTAGCTCGGACACCAAGTGGTTTGCCTGCTCAGTTAGTTGATCCAGAAGCAATTCTAAATAGCAGCCAAATCCAACAAGAAGGTACGCTACTCGGCGAGGTAACAGTGCTTCCAGACAATGGAACGATTTTCATCAGCTATGCAGAAGGATTCGGTACAGTAGATGGAGTACCATTGTGGGAACGGCTACCAAAAGAGACAGTTGATGCGTACAAATTATACCTACATTACCGCGATCAAAAAGAGCACACCGGAAATAGATCCTTTCAAGCAGTAGGGAAGCAGTATGGTGTAAACTTACTGACTATTGTCACTCTGTCAAACATGTACCACTGGATGGATCGGAACCTTGTGTTTGATAGCTTTCGAGAAGTGCTGGATGACATCCGTAGAGAGCGTGATGTACGGGAAATGTCCAGTAGACACATACGAGCGGCAAGGGATATCTTCAAGGTCTGCACTAATTTTATTGCTGACCCAGACAATGTTAAAAGCCTAACGCATAAGACAGCTCTAAGCTGGGCTGAGTTAGCTGTTAACCTAGAGCGTTTAAGCCTTGGTCTCCACCCTGATAAGCCAGGATGGGCTAACGGCATGCCTACATCAGCACAAGCTCCTATGATTCAGATCAACCATAATTCGAACAACCACCAGAATAACAATGTTTCAGGTAATGGTAAGAGTGATGAGTTGAGCCAAATGACTGATGTGCTGAAGATTCTAGCTAGTAGTGGTGCTCTAGGTAGACTCAAACCGGAAGAAGCAGAAATAGTCGAAGCTGAAATCAGTGGCGAAATAGTACCTATAAAGCCACTTCAGTAAAAGCAAGTAAAAGCGAAGGTAAAAGCAAAGGTAAAAGCAAAGGTAAAAGCGAGGTAAGGTTAATTTGAGTAGCTGCAAAGATTTCGAAGCTAGGCCAATACCTAAGGCTGTTAAGGATAGCCTCTTTGCTTCCACAGACGTCGTAAATTGTGGTAACTGCATTACTTGGATAGTAGCTTTGGAGAAGTGTGAAAATCACGATCGATACTGTAAGGAAGGCACCACAGTGATGCCAGCATTAACAAAGAAAGGTGGAATGAAGACATGGCTGAAAGCACTGCAACTACTGAAAAGCCTGTACAGCTCCAGCACGACTCATTCCACCTCACTAACTTAAACACTCTCGAATTAGCTCAGCTGCAGCAGCTGCTGACACCTAAGATGAATAAATACTCGCCTCATACGCCTACGGCAAAACAAGCTGCATTCTTATTGGTAAACAGTAAAGAGGTTTTCTTCGGAGGTGCAGCAGGAGGCGGGAAGAGTGATGCGTTGCTAATGGCAGCTCTACAGTATGTGGAAGAGCCAAGTTATGCTGCGATCCTTTTCCGCAAAACTTACGCTGACTTAGCCCTACCTGGGGCTTTGATGGATAGAGCGAAAGAGTGGTTGCTCCCTCACCCTGAAGTTAGGTGGAATGAGAAAGATAAGACGTTCACCTTCCCAAGCGGAGCGACACTCACTCTAGGATACTTGGAGAATGACAATGATAAGTACCGCTACCAAAGTAGTGAGTTTCAGTTTATAGGGTTCGATGAGCTTACGCAAATAGTCAAAAGCTGCTACACATACATGTTTAGTAGGCTACGCCGGTTGCTAAGTTCAAATGTCCCGCTCCGCGTCCGAAGCGCCAGTAATCCTGGTGGGGCTGGTCATGATTGGGTACATCAAAGGTTCCTGATCGAAGGGCCAGCTAAGAAAAGAATCTTTATCCCTGCCACTTCCCGAGATAACCCATACTTGGACAATGAGTCTTATATGGAGAGTCTTGCTGAGTTAGATCCAATCACAAGAGCTCAGCTACAAGAAGGTGACTGGAATGTAAAGCATGGTGGTTCCCTTTTTGATAGATCCTGGTTTAAGGTAGTCGATCACGTCCCTGAAGGCACGAGAAAACTGCGATATTGGGATTTAGCTGCTACTGAACCAAAACCAGGAAAAGATCCTGACTACACTGTGGGCCTTAAGCTGGAAGAACTAGATGGAATCTACTACATCTCAGATGTACGTAGAGGACGGAAGTCACCAGGTGAGGTTGAGAAACTAGTTAAACAAACAGCAGATATTGATGGTTATGAAACTCGGATCTACATGGAGGAAGAACCTGGTAGCTCGGGTAAGAATAATACGTACAATTATGGGAAGATACTAACAGGATACGCTTTCTGGGGTAATAGAGAAACAGGAGCAAAGCACTTACGTGCTGCGCCAGCAAGCTCAGCAGCAGAAAGAGGCCTAATTTGCATCGTCCGAGGGGTATGGAACACAGAGTTCTTGGATGAGCTCGAAGCTTACCCAAATGTTAACCATGATGACCAGTTAGATGGACTTAGCGGAGCCTATCGTATGCTTACCAGTAAGGCCAACTTTGCAGCAATTCCTATTGGAATTAACTCAATTAGTGGCAGTTACTGGCGAGGCAGAGATGATGGAAGTGAGACTGGTTAAGACTTAAGTTAAGCGAGAGGAGGTGAACCACACTTGAAGATACCTTTTATGAACAGTACTCCTGTAGTTGAAACTCCAATCGCTGTCGACACTAATGTAACAAATGCACCTATGGGAGAAATTGGGATACCAGGACTAACTCGCTTCGTGTAACTTAGTTATGGAAGACTTTATCCCTACCCTGCGGTGGCCCAGAGCCGGTAAGATTTATCAAGAGATGGCACTTAACGATCCAGTTATCGGTGCGATTGTGTTTACAGCAGAGATGCTAATTCGCAAAGCTAGTTGGACAATTGAGCCAGGAGGTAAAACTCCAGTTGATCTGGAAGCTGCTCAATTCTTGCAAGAGTGCATGGATGATATGAGTGTTTCTTGGATTGACACCATTACGGAGATTCTATCACTGATTGTATATGGCTGGTCTTTCCATGAAATCGTGTACAAAACTAGAGGTGGAAACGTTAGAGATCCCTCTAGACACAGCTTGTATGATGACAATCGAATAGGCTGGAGAAAGATAGCTGGTAGATCTCAGCTCAGTATGCGAGGTTGGGAATTTGATGAGACCGATGGTGGTACAGTGGCTATGATTCAAATGGCCTTATCGGACACCAAGGTTCGTATAATTCCTCTCGAGAAAGCATTGCTGTTTCGCACCGAAGATTGAGAATGCCAATCCTGAAGGTAAGTCAATTCTCCGCAACGCTTACCGCCCATGGTACTTCAAGAAGCACATCGAGGAAATTGAAGGTATTGGAATAGAGCGGGATTTGGCTGGATTACCAGTCATTACAGTACCTGATGGCATTGATATATGGGGCACAAATGACCCACGTATGCTTGCTATTAAGACTGCAGCAGAAACCTTAGTTAGAAGTGTACGGCGGGACCAAAATGAGGGTATAGTTCTTCCGTTTGGCTGGGAATTTAAGCTTACCACTACTGGTGGTAGTCGTCAGTTTGATACTAGTGCCATCATCAACAGGTATGATCAACGTATTGCTATCACTTTGTTAGCAGACATCGTTATGTTGGGTGCAGACAAGGTAGGTAGTTTTGCTCTTGCAGATGTTAAAAAAGGCTTGTTAGCTACAGCACTAGAAGCAATACTAGAATCCATAGCTGGAGTGTTTAACCGTCACGCAGTTCCTAGATTGTTTAGTTACAACTCTTTTCCAGGATTGCTTAAGTACCCTAAGCTGATCTCAGGAGAGGTAGAAACACCAGATCTTAATGAATTGGGTAACTTCATTCAGAAGCTCGCAGGAGCTAAGATGCCACTGTTCCCAGATGAGGACCTTGAGAATTATCTTCGTTCGACTGCTAGTATGCCTAAGAAGACAGACAAATCACCTAAGACTGCTGAAGAGGCGACTCCGCAGGCGACTAAGAACGCAGGAAAGAACTTCAACTTTGGTAGCAGTAACCCTAGTGCGCCTGACCCTAATGCACCAGACCCTAATATTCCTAATGACCCTAAGAAGGGCACTAACAATAGGAGGTGAAATAATGCCAAATAGTACTGAATTCTGGAGTATGAAGGCTAATAAAACAAAAGGTGTTGGCGAGATTTATCTTCATGGTCAAATAGCTAGTGCTCAATCATGGTTCAGTGATGCCATTACTCCTAAGAAATTTAAACAGCAGCTGGATGCTTTAGGTGACGTAGAAACGCTAGATGTGTACATCAATAGTGGTGGTGGAGAGGTATTTGCAGGTCAAGCCATATATAGTATGCTGAAACGTCACCCAGCTCACGTAAATGCACATATTGATGGTTTAGCTGCATCTATGGCATCGGTTATAGCAATGGCTGCAGATACAGTGTATATGCCTGCTAATGCAATGATGATGATCCATAATCCTTGGTCCAGGGCTCAAGGAGATGCAAAGTCATTCCGTAAAGCTGCTGACACACTAGACAAAGTAGCTGAAACTTGTATTTCAGCCTACATGGACAAGTGTGGATTGCCTAAGGATGAGATTGTTGCCATCATGGACGCTGAAAGTTGGTACACTGCAGCAGAAGCAAAAGCATTAGGTTTTGCCGATGTTATTACAAATGCTGTAGATATTGCAGCTTCCATTGAGGATGGTATGTTTAACTTCAGTGGTCAAGCAATGCCACTGGATAAGATGCTTAATGTTAAGCAGCTGCTAGCTAAGCTACCTAACGCTACCACACTAGCGCATAGGATAGATAATACGCCAAAGAAGGAGGAGAATAAACTCATGGATTTCAAAGAAGTACTCGCAAGTTTACCTCAAGATCATCAGGATATCGTAAGTGCTGTAATTGCAGCAAGTGACACCAAAATTGCTGAGGTACAAGCAGCCTTAGATGAGACTATTGCTAAGCTTGATGCATCGCAGATCGCTCTGGCAGCTGCTACTCCTGTTGCAGCTTTGTCTGATGAAGCATTTCTTGCTAGCCTGCCCGAAGAGGTGAGAGCACGTTATGTAGCTGATCAAGCAACTGCAAAAGCAGCATTAGTTGCAGCACAGACCATCCAAGCTGCTGCTAAACTTGGCTCCTTTGTGGCAAAAGCTAAGACCTTTGACCGAATTCCAGTAAAAGCTGAAGATTTCGGAAAAGTATTGATGGCTGTATCTGATGCCGTTCCCGAAGCATTTGCACAAATTGAATCTGTATTAGGTGCAGTGAATGCAGCTATGCAATCAAGTGATCTTTTTAAGTCGCTAGGCTCAACTAGCCCTGCTAGTGCTGGTGGATCGTCCTTAGATGTTATGAATGAGCGAGCAGAAGCTCTTGCTAAGCAAGAAAACTGCACAAAAGAACAAGCCTTTCTGAAAGTGTGCAAAGCCGATCCAGAATTGTATAATGCATACCAGAGAGAGCTAAAAGGGGAGGAATAATCCATGTACGAAATTCCTGGTTATAGAATGTCCGGAGTAGCTCAAGCAGATTTTACAAATAAGAGCGGATGTGGTGTTGTAGTAGGCACTGTAGCAGGTACCTTAGCTATTGCTGCTGCTTCATTACCCATTGATGGAGTTCTCAATATGGAGGGTACATCAGGCCAAATGGTTACAGCCGTAGTTGATGGCATTGTCATTGGACTATATGGCGGCAATGTTGTCGCTGGTGACAAACTCACAATGGATGCCTCAGGGCAGTTTATTACTGCAGTAGCCACTAATGCTATTGTCGGTAAGGCTATGGAAGCCGGAGCTACTGGTGAGAAGCATCCAGTGCTGTTGGGCTATAAGGGTCTAGCATAATATTAAATTAGGGTAAAGAGGAGGAACTAAGATGCCAAACCGTTCACAAGTCCATATAGACGGAGCACTGACAAACATTAGTGTAGCCTACATGCAAAGCGAATCATCTTTTGTATGCAATCAGATTTTTCCAACTGTTGGAGTAACTAAGCAATCAGATCGGTACTTTAAGTACAAACGTGAAGATTGGTTCCGTGATGAGGCTCAAGAACGTGGACCTGCTACAGAATCTGCTGGCGGTGACTATGAGATTGACAATACTCCAAGTTACTTCTGTAAGAAATATGCTTACCACAAAGATGTAACTGACGAGGATCGTACAAACTCTGACACGCCTTTGGATGCTGATCAAGACGCAACTGAATTCGTTACTTCCAAGCTTATGCTTAAAAAGGAATTACAGTGGGCCAATACGTACTTCAAAACTGGAGTATGGGGAACTGACGTAACAGGTGTTGCTGGAGTTCCTGCTGGTGTTCAAATTAAGCAATGGAATGATGCAGCTTCTACACCTATTCAGGATATTGCCTTGTACTCCACCAATATGGCAGGAGTCACAGGTAAACGGCCTAATATCTTAGTTCTTGGCGCTCTTGTGTACCAAGCATTGAGAAACCATCATGATATTCTTGATCGTATTCGATATACTGAAAGAGGTATTGTTACTGCTGAACTGTTAGCTGCTTTGTTTGATGTCGATCAAGTTGTTGTAGCTTGGGCAGTTAAGAATGCAGCTGCTAAGGGTGCGGCGGAGAATAACTCTTTCATTCTCGGTAAGGGTGCGTTGCTCGCTTATCGTGCTCCTCGTGCAGGTCTGAAAACAGCTTCTGCCGGATATACTTTCGCTTGGACCGGACTTAAGGGTGCTAGTGCATATGGTGGTACTATTGCGCGTATCCCTGTACCGTTGCTTGGTCAAGGCACAGAACGTATTGAGGGTGAATTGGCATACGATATGAAGGTAGTTGCATCCGACCTTGGTTGCTTCTTTGCTACTGCTGTAGCCTAATGTATGCAGTTGTAACTAGCTTCCTCTTTGAGTGCAGACGCTTTGAGCCTGGTGATTTGTTGGAGGATTCACATGCTGCTGTAACGTATCGTTCGCAGTTTGTGAAACCTGTAACTGAAATCCCGATGGAGCAATTGGAGTCGCTTGATGCCTCTAAAGCCTTTCGAGAAATCACCAACTTGTCAGAGGTGCTGAGTGCCTCTGACGCGTCTGGGGAAGTTACAGCTACGCCAGATAAAGTAGTACCTTCGCCTACGGTAAAAACTCCTAAGCAACCGGAAGTAATACGAGAGCCAGAACCAGACTTGGTGGCACCAGCTCCAGTTAAGGGAGCCCAGGAGGTGTAATATGGCTTGGACATACAGTGGAGATCCAGCTAGTAGCATCCTTGACAAGGTTAGATTCCTTACTGGTGATACGGATACTAATGATCAGCTACTACAGGATGCTGAGATATTATCCGTAATCGCTATTGAAGCTAATGAGATAGCTGCTGCTGCAGGTTGCTGTGAGGTATTAGCCACTAAGTTCTCACGTAAGTGCGACAGAAAACTAGGAAGGATTATGTATCTCTTTGCATCCCAGCAGTACGCTAACTACGAAGCTCAATCAGTCAAGCTTAGACGAATGGCGTGCCAGTTTAATGCGCCTTCGGCCGGTGGTCTATCTATTGGTAGCGAAATTGCGCTCGCTAATGACCTAGATAGGAAGCAACCTGTATTTAGTCGAGACATGATGGCAGCGAAACCTTTAATTTACCCAAGAGATATCACGGAGTAGGTGTATAAATGGACGCTGGCTTTAAGGAATGGCTAAATACTGTAGTACAGATTCAGCCATATATATCCCAGGATGGTGCAGGAGATCCCACTTTTGGAACCTCCTTCAACCTCAATTGTTACAGTGAGGGAAGCTCTAGGTTAATAGTTAATGCAGCAGGTGAGGAAGTATTATCCACTCAAGTGCTGTACTTTGATGGTTCTGCTTTGATACACCTAAAGGATTACATTACCTTAGGAGTACTTCAGTATCCTATCCTACAAGCCATACCCTATCTTAATGAGCGTGGGGTTATAGAGATGGTGGAGGTATTTTTATGATGGAGACCGACTTGGAGTTAACCTTTGATATGACTTCTTTATTAACTCTTGAAGAGGTGCTTACGCTGAAATTGCGTACCGCCCAAACTGAAGGAGGTATCTCAGTACTGCAGCAAGCAGAAGCTATTATGGCAGATAGTCAGGCACAAGTACCTGAAGATACTGGCACTCTAGCAGCTGCTGGATTTGTAGACTCAGAAAACCTCGGAGGTGATCCTACAGTACGAATTGGGTATGATGGAACCTTTCTGAATCCTAAGACAGGTGAGCTGGTGTCTGAGTATATTATGCCAGTTCATGAACGATTAGACGTGATGCATCCAAAGGGCAATGCTAAGTTTTTTGAAAATCCAGTAATACAGTATGCCCCTAAGTTTGAGCCCACGTTAGCAAGCATAATAGCTAAAGCTTTAATGGGATAAGAGAGGAGGAACTTTACTTGTCTGATCTGCTTAGGGACATTGAGCAACAACTAATAACTAAAGGACTTGCTATTGCTGATGGAGATGACTTATTCAGAGATAAAGTTCCAGATTCTCCCTAATAGCATTATTGTGTTATCTGAGTATGGAGGAGCTCCAAGAACTTTTGGAGTAGAAGTCTCTGATCGATCTGTGCAGATTATAGTACGTAGATCGACGTACTCAGCAGCAAAGGCTGCTAGTTGGGCTGTTTTTGAAGCTTTAGTTATTCCTGATGATCCAATTCAGAATCTTACAGCTACTAGGTGGGGTATAGTAAGTGCTAGATCCACACCCATTAAGTTGTTGGAAGATGCACATACTCGAATATCCTTTGTTTTTAATCTAGGTATCACCAACATTAGGGGACTAAGAAGGGGGTAAAATAATGTCAGGAGTTCAAATTGGTCTAAAAGATCTCTATTATGCCTTGCTTACAAATGACGTAGTGGGAGCAGTCACATATACTACACCTGTACGTGTTATTGGAGCTATTACAGCAGACATCAATCCAAATGCATCCATTGATACACTGTTTGCTGATGATGGACCAATGGAAACAGCTGCTACATTGGGACAAATTACGTTAGACCTAACTGCTAGCGATATCCCGATCGACGTTCAAGCTATTTGGTTAGGGCACGATCAAGCAGGTGGAGTAATTCTTCGCAAGAGTAGCGACGTACCCCCATGGTTAGCAATTGGTTTCCGATCACTTAAATCTAATGGTCACTATAAGTATACCTGGCTTACCAAAGGTAAATTCTCGGTGCCAGAGCAAAAGAATGCTACCAAAGGAGATAAAGTGGCTTTTCAGCCGCCAACGATTAAAGGTAACTTCGTCAAAAGGGACGCAGATGATGTTTGGGAAAAATCAGCTGATGAAGACTCCCTAAACTACACTACCTCCATTGGGACTAATTGGTTTACCACAGTTGAGGGTACTGCTGATCTCACTCCTCCGTCAGTATTGCTTGTTCTACCTGCTGATGCTGCAGCTGCTGTATCTGTTACTTCTACTTTCGCTTGGACTTTCAGTGAAGCTATTCTTGCTCAGGACGTTAACAAGGATAATTTCTTTGTATTCGCTGACACAACCAAGACTGTGGTGGATGGGACTCTAGCTACTAATGCTGATCGCACAGTTATCACCTTCACTCCAGCAGCTAATTTGACTGCTGCTAATAAGTACTGGGCTGCCGCTGCTACTGGTATCCATGATTTGTCTGGTAATTCTATGCTTGCAGCTAAGTTGACCTCCTTTACGACTGCTTAATTCGTTAAGCAGTCCCTCCCCTTAATAATAACGATGAAAGGGACGATAGCATGAGTAATATACAAACAGTTCGAAATCAAGGAACTCCAATAATGCTAGATAAGCCACGAATCCTTAAGTTTGATCTGAATTCTTTCGCTGAGCTTGAGGAGTTATTTGGCTCAATCGACCTAGCTATGAAGGCTTTAGAAAAGGGTACGATTAAAGGTATACGAACACTACTACGCTGTGGATTAATGCATGAGGAGGAAACTCTAACTGATAAGAAGGTAGGATCTATTGTTGGTTTAACAGATCTGCAGGATCTGTCAGAAAAGATTACTATCGCTATGACCGCTTCACTTCCACCAGTAGTTACAAAAGCAACAAAGGCTGATATTGCAGGTGAAGAGCCGGGAAACTCTCAACCGTCACAATAGACAGTATGCCTGTTGATGACGGATGGGATTGGATTTGGTTATACTATGCAGGGACAGTTATATTGCATATGTCCGATTATACCTTTTGGAGATGCTCACCACGACTTTTAGCTGCACTCACTAAAGCATATAATGAAGCTAACGGAGCCACTAAAGGTGAGAAGAAAAAGATTGAGTCAGAAGTACCTACCGGATTTATTGACCAGGTACTATTTTAGGGGAGGGATGAAAGATGAGTACTCAAGTTGCTGACTTATTTGCAGACCTCTCCCTACGTACCACACAGTTCTCAGCAGGCCTAAATGCTGCTGTTGCTAGTGCCCGGATGGCAGGCTCCTCTATGTCGACAGCTTTTCGCTCTCCTGCTGGTGCCTTTAGTGAGGTAGATAATGCCGCACGGAGTATGAGTGGTAATGTTAAGGGATATATGAAGGATGTAAGTCGTATTGTTGGTGGTATCCTAGTATCTCAAGCTTTTTATGGCATTATTAGTGCCATTAAAGAAGCCACTAGCTCAGTTGTAGAATTTAGTATGTCTATGGAGCAGGCACAAACAGCCTTTACCTTTATGATGGGCAGTGCAACAGAAGCTAATACGTTCCTAACGAAAATGTAGGGATTTAGCTGCAGTAACTCCTTTTCGAATGGATGATGTCACCACTGGTGCTAGACGCTTAATGGCTATGGGCTTTGAGGCAGAAAATGTAATTCCTATCATGCGAGACTTGGCTGATGTAATGGCTTTAAGTGGTAATCAAAATCCTCAACTTTTATCTCGTATGACAATCACTTTGGGCCAAATTAAAAACTCGAGTAAGGTATCTGCTAGGGAAATTAGGGAACTAACTTTAGCTGGAGTTCCGGCTAATCAGATATTGCAGGAAGAGTTAGGCCTAACGGCCAAGCAAGTCCAAAACATTGGTAAAGAGGCGATTTCTGGAGGAGTTGCACTTAAAGCTTTACTAACAGGTATTGAGAAGCGTTATGGAGGTGCTGCCGCTCAGATCGCTACCACTACTGGAGGTATGCTTGCTACAATTAAGGATGATTTTCTGTTTTTGGGCTCAGATATCATTGCAGCTCCTATGGCAAATTTTAAAAAGCACTTAACCACAATTACAGCAGCAATGGAAACCATGCGAAAAGGATTTAATGCAACAGGTATGGGAGGTTTAATAAATTCTATATTCCCTCCAGAGCTGCAAACAACAGCACGCATAGTGATCGCCAGCTTAGGAAGTATTTGGAGTAGTGTTAAGCGTCTTGTTACTGCTTTTGGACCAGCTGTAAGTGCAATTAATGAGTTTGTATTTAGGGGATTAGCTATAGCCTTACCAGTTATGGCAGCAGTTGCTAAAGCCTTCTCAGAAGTGGCTTATGCTGCTACACACAGTAGTCCTTTAATCAAAGCATTAGCTACAGCATTATTAAGCTTATTAGGTGCTGGAGCCGCAATTGGAATGATTTTACATCTATCTTGGGCCATAAGGGTTCTTGGTATAGCTCAAGCTGTTTCTGGAGCTGTGAGACTACTAGCTGCTGCTATTAGAATAACTGTACTTAGCTATGGTAGAAAATCCTGTAACTGCAGTTATCGTACTTATATCTGCAGCTTTGATTGGTTTAGCAATGTCCTCTGCCACTGTTAGTGCTTGGTTAGATAAAGTGATGCAGCAGATGACCGGAATTATGGGAATGGACACTAGTGGTTTAGTCCCAACTAACACTGCTGATCTGCAGGCTCAGCAGGATGCTTATAATAAGAGTCTTACTGATTCTGCTACTGCTATGGATGGGGTAGGAGATTCTGCTGATTCTGCAGCTAAAAAGACTAAAAAGCTGAATGATATTATGTCATTTGACCAAGTGCATCAATTACAAGATCCTGCTGATACAGGGTCTGGCGCTGGTAGTGGTGGTTCTTCTCTGCCTGTTCCTACCATCCCAAATGTAAAGATTCCTACGTTCAATATCCCTACACCTACAGGACCCACAGTTATACCACCTCCAGTTATTCCACCTCCCGTCATACCGCCTCCCATACTTCCAATTATGCCTGTTCTGCCAGTTCTGTACTTTCCGGTTCCTATTATTCCATCTCCTTTAGTACCACTTTTACCTAATCTAGATCCAGAGCCAGGTAACGTGTTGGAGAAAGTAAAAGAGAAGATTAGAGGTTGGGCAGGAGAAGCAGGTCAAATTCTTGAGAATTGGCGTAATGCAGGTACCCAAACAGTAGAAGGTTGGGTTGGAGACTTTAACCAGATATTGGATGGTTGGTGGGTAAATGGAGTAAAATCAATTAGTAGTTGGGCTGTAGGAGCAGGTGCTGCCTTAGGTGGTGGATTAGACGCAATGAGTAAATCCATCAGTGACTGGGTGGTAGGTACAGGCTCAACTCTGAATAGTGGCTTAGATGCTATGAATAAGTCTATAAGCACTTGGGGAGTTGTAGCATTAGCATCTTTAGCATTAGGATTAGATGGTATGTGGAAAAGTATATCAGGCTGGTCTGGTAAATCGCTGCAGACTGTTAACACCTTCTTTACTAATGCTGAATTAGCCTTTAATACTGGATTAGGTACCCTTACGAGTACTATTAACTTATGGGTAAGCGACACTGAAGCCACATTTGAGGGTTGGTCAAGAGCAATACAGTTGACTTTTACCACTTGGGCAACTGCTGTTGAGCTAACTTTAACTGGTTGGGTTACTGCTATTAAACTAACCATCAGTGGCTGGGTAAGTGATATCGAGCTAGCTTTTAGTGGTTGGTCTATAAAGGTGCAATCAATATTCACCACTTGGGTTAGTAGTGTGGAGTTAGCCATAAGTGGTTGGGTTACAAGTTTTCAAAATGCTGTGAGTGGAGCTATAAAAGTAGTCAAAGACTTCTTTACTAGCGGAATGGCAGAAACCTTAGCCATAGTTGTAGCGGCTATAGCAGCCATAGTTTTAGCCTTTGTACTCTTACCTGAAACTTTAGTAGCTGGAGCTTTTGCCGCCTTATTATTGGTAGTCACCACAGCTTTTGGGAAAGTAAAGACTGCAGCAGCTGCAGAAACAGATAAAGCTACTTCCTCAGTAACCACTAAGTACAAGGACCTAAATGATTCTCTAGGAACTGTTTGGGATGCTCTTAACACAATGTCCGGTGGTAAATGGGGTGCTATCACAAACACTATTAAGTCTGCAGTAAATGGAATATTGGGGATCATTAACCAGTTTATTTATGCATGGGATAAGATTGAGCTAACAGTCCCTACAATTACACTACCCTTAGGTGCAGGTACTGTGGGTGGATGGACAGTCCATATGCCTATGATTACTCCAATCCCCTATCTAGCTGCTGGAGCAGTTGTACAGAAAGATCAGATTGTGCGTGTCGCTGAAGCAGGTAGTGCAGAAGGAGTTATCCCTTTAAGCGGAGGTGGAGCATCCATAGTCGCTAACGCTCTCGCAGATGCCATAGCTGCTCGATTAGCTCCTTCTTTAGCAAATGGCAGTGGAAGTGGTAGTGGAGACATTTACCAAATAGGAGTACTTGTCGCAGACCCGCTCGGTTTAAAAGAGCTTGAACGGCGAATGAGTAAGATCAGAAACGATGAGAGGAGGCGTATTCATGGCTAATGTAACTATTGATGGTTTTCTCCTGAAGACGCCTTCTACTATATCGTATGGGACCTACAGAATCTCTAAATCAGGTAGACTTGCTTCTGGCTTAATGACTATGGATATTATTGCTATAAAGAGGCGTATCGATCTTGTATGGAATTCCTTATCTGGAGCTCATCTGAGTGATATTATAGCTATGCTAGACGCTAAGACTTTCTACACTATCACATTTCCAGATTCTAAAGTAGCTGGTGGGATTGCAACTATGACTGCCTATGTTGGTGACGTTAATCTGGATTTATTCCGAAGTGATGGTAGTCGAATTTGGAAAGATGTTAAATTACCATTTATAGAGCAGTAGAAGAATAGGAGGTTAGGAATTATGTCAAGGGAGACACATAGAGTAACTGTTACTGAGAAAAGTCGCATCTTTAAGTTTGCTGAAGGGGCTGATCCAACTAAAGATGAGCCTTATGAAATTTCAGAGTTTGAGACAGTGCATACTGGAGATGCTGCCAATTGCATTACTAGAAAATTTAAGTAAGCAGGAAGGGGGAAGCTAACATGCCTTTAACTACTGTTGGAAGAAATTGGCTAGCTGCTATAGCTACTGGAGCAGATACAGTAAATCTTAATAATGCTAATGCTAAGACAGCTGTGGGGCGATAGCACTACTGCTTTTTCTATAGATCAAGTAGATTTGCAGGCAGCTAGCAATAAGATTAGAAAGGCTATGGATGCTGGATATCCCATGACATCTGCAAATGTTATAACACTTCAATCTACCTACGCTAGTACAGAAGCAAACTTTCCATGGCAAGAGTGGGGCATAATGAACGCAGCAGTAGCTGGTGTTATGCTTAACAGAAAGGTAGAGTATAATGGCACTAAGCTAGCTGGTCAGGTATGGATATTTCAGACGCAGCTAACCGTCAATATTGGCTCTTAAATTATGCTACAGCTACAAAATTGTGAAGGGAGAGTTGACTTATGACTTCTGTTGTAGTAAGTGAGGCAGGAAATCGCTCACAAGCAATGCAACTTATAGATGGCCTTACAGCGCCTACCCGTAAGTGGCTCTCTCTGCAGGGTAGCACACTAGATGGATCCTTTCACCCCATCGATGGAACTGGAGCAATGCAGATTGGTTGGTGGGGCACTACTCTATCTGATGTAACTGGCATACTAGCTGCTGCACCAACAATAACAGCCACACTTGATCAAGTTATCTCGACTAGCTCCATGCAGATATTTGGAGACTCTCTACTTAATGAGTATCCTGTAGACTTCACTATTAAACTGTATGATGCCTCTGATATATTACTACTTACAGATGTAGTTACTGGCAATACGCAAATAAACTGTATACGAAGCTATCCTTCTACCTATACTATAAAGAAGTATATCATTACTGTAACTAGAGTAAATAAGGCTGCTAGATCAGTTAAACTACTTGAGGGAAGTACTTATGGCTTAATTATTCGATCAGACTCACTCACAGTGCAAACTACTGGAACTGCATTATACACAGCCTTCGGTTCTGCTGATCAGGCACTAATAGCTGTTACGGATAGGACACTATCTATAATTAACCAGCTTAGTGCTAATGAAGTAGCTACCCTTAATTTAGTAGATACAGGAATACTCACTAACAACCTAAAATCGCCCGACGCAATCAATGCTTCGCTCACTGATCTCACTCACTTGGTAACTGCAGAATTATTGCAAGTTGATGAGTTGTTGGTTAGCAGTAATGTTGAGGATATGCAGATTGTTGCTGATATCTATGATGTCGATCAGATTACTGTAAATGGTAGTGATTTATCCACCCCTACCAATATACATACAGTAGTAAACTCGCATGAGCGGCGGGTATATGGAAAAGTAGAAATAACATACACTGATCCATTTACTGATCAGACTATAGTGGGAAGTGCCAATGAGACTCAGCAATATACTGATCCAAATCAAACAGCTGATAATGTAACTAAGACTCCTTATCGATGGTTTACCCTCTATGACAATAAGTTAGATGGTTTAAGTCATCCTATGGATAGTTCTTTGTTTGCTGAAGTTGGTTGGTGGAGTAGGAGTTTATCAGACGCAGATGGTAACTTTACTACCTCTCCACAATTAACTATGTCTTTTGATCCTAGAGGGATAGTAAGCCTTAATGTAGTTGGTGAGGACAGGTCAAATGTCTTCCCAGTAGACTTCAACATATCGTGCTACAGTGCAACTAGTGAACTTCTTAGATCCCAGGAGGTTGTGGGTAACGATCAGATAACTTGGAAGATGGACTTGTCAGATAATCCAGTTAGTTTGTGTACTCAAATGGTACTTACAGTTCACAAGATCAATAAACCTCTCTATCAGTGTCGTATCTTAGAATTTATAACCTCCATAGTGCAGACATACACTGGTGATGATAGGGTAGTCGCTATGCACTTACTTGAAGAGCGAGATATCACTGAGGGATCCTTACCTGTTGGCAATATTACCTCTAATGAGTTAGACATAACTCTAAATAACACTGATAGGTACTTTGATCCTGCCAATGGCTCACCCATAAGTACACTACTAAAGCCTAATCGGCGCATTAAAGCTTGGTTTGGAGCTGAAGTTGTACCTGATGTGATAGAATGGCATCAATTAGGAATATTTTGGACTACTGCTTGGTCTTCACCTAAGCAGGATGTCACCACTATTGTAACTGCTAGAGATCGATTAAACTTAATGGCTCAAACTACCTATAGCACTAATATCCTTAAGTTTAATGTGTCTATGTATCAGCTAGCAGAAGATGTGATGCAGGATTTTGGACTACTAAGTACTGAATATAGTATTAATGATAGCCTAAAAGATATGATAGTTCCTATAGCTTGGTTCGATAGTATGACTCATAGAGAGGCCCTGCGATTAATTGCTGAGGCAGCTTTAGCAGTAGTTTACTGCGACTCAGAGGCGGTTGTACAGATTGGTGAATCTAACACTCCTCTATTTCCAATGACTAAGCTAGATGAGAATGTCAATGTGATAAACTGTGAAAATCCTCAAGACTGGACTCAGATTGTGAATGACGTCAGCATAAACTGGAATCCTTTAGCCGCTGATACTGAACAAGAAGTTTTAGGAGCTACCTCGCTGCAAGTCAACTTAGATCCAGGTACATCTACCACTATGCAGTTGGCCTTTCAATCTAGTCCCTGCGCTAATGTAGGGCCTATCACCCTTACAGGTGGCAGCGACCTCACCCTTGGTAGCTATCAAATTTTTGCATGGGGGGTAGAAGTAACTATTATCAATTTGGGCAGTACTACTGAGATCCTTGACTCTGTGCTTGCCCTTGGCACTCCATATAAGGTAAGCAATTTTGTAGTTAACACTCAGGATGTAGCTTCTATAAGAGCTCTAAGTAAGCTAACCTACTCACTTAGCAATCATCTAATCCAGTCACGTGAATTAGCAGCTAGTATAGCTAATAGACTGTTGACCACCTATAGCGATCCACTTAGAAAGATCACACTAGCTACTCGCGGAGATATCGCTATTGAGTTAGGAGATAGAATAACCGTAGTTGATAGTGGAGTTGATGGTATCCTGACTTCTCAAAAATATGCTTACGATGGAGCACTGTCAAGCACAATAGAACTCATTAAATTATAGTAAGGAGGTTTACACTATGACTTGGATTGCACCCAAAGTAAACTGGATTCCAGCAGATGGTGTGGCGGATGCTGATCTAAATCGCATCGAGGGGAATACTGCATACTTAGCAGATGAGCAGACAGCTCAGCAGGCAGATTATGTGCGACAACCAGCATTCGCAACAACATCAGGAACAAGTACTGCTTACACGGTTACTCTTACCCCTGCCTTGACAGCTTATGCAACGGGCGTAGGTATAACAATAATACCCCACACAGCTTGTGGAGCCTCTCTAACTCTTAATATTAACGGACTTGGTGCAATAGCCTTGCTGAAGCAAGATGGAACCGCTTATTCAGCAGGTGATCTAGCTATCAATACTCCTTACAGCTTTAAGTTTAACGGTACAAGTTTTTTGGCAGATAGCTCCGGCAATAAGATAAATGGGATTGTAGCTGACTATCTTGTCGGAGCAGGGCAAAATATCAATGCCGGGGATTTTGTTAAGTTTGTGAACGGGGTAGAGAGAATTTTTGATATGCCGTTTAGTGCAACAGGAGGAATTCAATATATCCAAGCTGTAGCTCTAGATTCTACTAGAATTTTAGTAGTAGGCAGAAATGTTACGACTACTTATGGTAATGCAGTCGTATTAACTATATCTACTTCTTCAGTGACTATGGGTACTACCGTAGTCATCAATGCTGTAGCAACAGACACTATTGCCTCTGCTATGTTAGATAGTAGTAGGGTATTAGTCGCTTACAGGAATACCTCAACACTTTATGGGGAATCAATAGTATTGACTATTACAGGAACAGTTATTACCCTTGGAGCTAAAGTGGTGTTTAGTTCAGCTTCAACTCCATATATATCATTAGCAGCCATCGACAGTGGGAGAGCATTAGTTGTCTATGACACCGTAGCAACAGGTGGAAATTCAGTAGTGTTAACTATTACGGGGACTGTTATATCTATTGGGTCCGTCACTCAAACATACTCTTCTTCAAGAACACCTTATTGCACTGTTTCCGCACTAGATAGCACACGTTTGCTACTTGTTTTTGCAGATAATTCAACTGCCTATGGAAAATCAGTAGTTCTAACAGTTTCTGGCACCACTATTTCATTAGGATCCCTGGTACAATTTAGTACTGTGTCTACCGTTAATATGTCTACTGCTATGTTGGATAGTGGTAGAGTATTGGTGGCGTATTACAACAACACTACAGGAGTTGGAAGTTCAATTATACTGTCTGTATCAGGTACAGTCATAACCTTCGGCTCTGTTGCCACTATTAGTACAGTATCAGTTGGAGTTGGGGGGGTATGTTCAGCCCTAGCCTTAAATTCGGGGCAAGCAATAGTTGCTTATATGAATATTGCATCAAATTATGCTCAGATTTGTCTTCTTACCATATCCGGCACAACCATAACAGTTCAACCGTTTGAGCATGAGGGTATAGGCTCTTCTGCTATAAGCTCAGCCTGCACAGTGCTGTGTAACGGTGTTCCCTACTCTTTAACTACTCTCAATTCGGCTCCTTACACTGGGCAGATTCAACGACTTGGGGTAGTAAATGGGCAAGCTAAAAGCTTAGGTTTTAGCGGTACTATACAACCTCGAGGGGATATTGATGCAGGGTTTGCGGAGGCGTTTAATGCCGTAGCCTCAACTTACTTGTCAGCAGTAATGTTGGATAGCAATAGAGTTGTGGTAACTTATACAACAGCATCTTACTGTCAGTCTGTAGTTCTAACTATCTCTGGTTCTTCTATCACAGCAGGCACTGCTTTAGCAGGAAACAGCGGTTCTAATACGTACATTGCATCAGTAGCCCTAGATAGTAGTAGGGTATTGACTTTGATGTATGATGTAGCAAACAGCAGAGGATTTGCCAGTGTTCTAACTGTCACAGGTACTACAATAACCAATGGGGCAGGATTTATATTTTCTAGCGGAGTACCGCCGACTTATATTTCAGCGACTACCCTTGATAGCGGCAGAGTGCTAGTGGTTTACAGAAACGGTTCAACAACCTATGGTAATGCAGTAGTTCTATCCATATCTGGAACAACCGTAACAGCAGGAGCGGTGGTGGCCTTTAATGCTGTTAGCACAACTTATATCTCAGCTACCGCTTTAGATAGCGGTAGAGTACTAGTAGCGTATCAAAATGGATCAACTACTTTTGGTAATGCTGTAATTCTAACCATTACAGGAACCGTAATTACTGTGGGTTCAATTGTAGCGTTTAGTTCCACCCTAAGTCTGTATTTTTCAGCAATCACGCTGGATTCCACTAGGGTATTAGTTTCTTATTTCAATAACACTTCTCCCTTTTATGGAAACGCTGCTGTTCTTAGTATCTCTGGTACAGTAATAACTGTAGGTTCTGTCGCAGTATTTACCGCAACAGCACTCTATGTATCTGCAACGGTTTTGGACAGCAACAGGGTGTTAGTTTCCTACAGAAATAATGTAACGGGGTTTGCTGAAGCAATTGTTCTTAGTATTTCTGGAACAACTATAACGGCAGGGACTGCGTGTGTTCTGAATTCTGTACTCACTAGCTATCTTTCAGCAGTAGCCCTAGATACAAGCAGAATATTGGTAGCTTATCAGAACACTACATCCACATTCGGAGAATCAGTGCTATTATCTACCTCCCCAAAAGCTCAGGGTGTAGCTAAAAACTCAGCAACCGCAGGTAATATAGTCCACGTTTATAAGTAAAAAGGAGTGATAAGCATGTTCGCATTAAAAGACAAAGACAACTTAATAGTGGATGTTTCTAGTACTCAACCAACTGTTTCAGTAGAGGGTATCCTATTCAACAGCTGCTTCTATCAAACAAGTTTTGAACTAGCAGTAGTGGAGAATGTACCCGATTATGTAAAGCCTCAGAGATTTAAGGTTGAGATCGATGGAGTAACTTTCACTCCACTACTCGATAATCTTGACCCGTACGAAATAACTCTTGTCAATGCGTCTAGGGATGCTAAAGTTGTCGAAATGCAGACTACTCAATCCCAAGTAGTTTTAGCACTCGTAATGGGAGGATTGATGTAATGGATTGGTTTAAATTTGTTTCTAGTAATTACTCTACAGACCCTACTAAATCAAACTATACAATTGATCAAGTAAAAGTATTTGTGGCTAAAGGTAAAATCACAACCGATCAGTTCTTAACGATTACAGGTCAAGTTTACGTAGCTCAATGAACATTTGACACATTATGCGCCGTAAATAGGTTCGCCCAAAAGGAAAAAACCTGTACTAAA